CACTATTAGTAGAGTAAGAGAAACTAGAAAGAAAAAGACAGACGATAAATGGGAATATCCTGACTGGTAGGGTGTTCATGCAGTGTTTCCCGTCTGAAAAGTAGGTTTTTAATAAATATTTTTTAGATAAACTGAGATTACGGAGAACAAAAACATGGCGACTCCTCAATTATCTCCAGGCGTACTAGTCAGGGAGGTTGATTTAACTGTAGGAAGAGCTGATAATGTATTAGATAACATTGGAGCAATTGCGGGTCCCTTTGCACTTGGTCCAGTCGAAGATCCAATTGATATTACCACAGAACAAGAACTCATCAATGTTTTTGGTAAGCCTCTTTCAACAGACGCACAATATGAGTATTGGATGAGTGCTTCTTCATTCCTTTCATATGGTGGCGTTCTTAAGGTCGTAAGAGCAGACGGAACTACCCTCAATAACGCAAATGCTGGCGTTGGTATGGCATATACCACTAGCGTCAAGATCAAAAACTTTGATGACTACGAAGCAAATCACGCTGACGATATTGCCGAGTATGTCTTTGCTGCAAAGAATCCAGGTTCTTGGGCAAATAACTTAAAGGTCTGCATGATTGATGATGCAGCAGACCAAATTATTGGTATTACTACTACTGACCCAGGTGCTGCAGGTGCAGTAGTTGGTTATGGCGTCACTACTGACATCAGTGGCAGTGTTATTCCTGGCGTTGGTGGAACAACATCTTTCACTGGATATCTGAAAGGTATCATTACTGGTGTTACTACTTCATCAACTACTGGAAACAGTTCATTTGATGTTAAGATTCTCTCAAGAGTTTCTACTGCTTCTACAGATAATGGAACTGCATATCCAATCACATATGCTCAGGGCAATTCAACAGCAGAACTTCAAGCATCCGATGTTATTTACTTCACAAATAACTCTGGCATCAGCACAGGAAATGGAAGCGTAACCACTGCTGCTTCGAAGAAAGATTGGTATGATGATCAAACACTCTCACTGACTAATTCAGTTGTTTACTGGAAGTCACTAGCACCAAAACCAGTAACAACTGGATATGCTGCTGCAAGAAGTGGCAAGAATGATGCTGTTCATGTTGTCGTTATTGATGACACTGGAAGTGTTACAGGTATTCAAGGCAATTTACTTGAGAAGCACTTGAATATGTCTAAAGCATCGGACTCTGTATCCGACACCAATTCTCCACAGAAAAACTTCTGGAAGAATTATCTTGCACTGAATTCTCAAAATGTTTATGTTGGTGACAACCCATCAACTGGTAATGACTCCTATAACAACACCACTCCACTTGCAACTGGATTCCAAAGTGATGGATATACTCCAATCACTGAAGCTGCTGGAATGTGGAATCAGAAGGTACAAGGAGTAACATTTAGTGCTCTTGGAAATGTATCATATACATTCGGTGGTGGAGTTGATTACTCTGCATTGAATGGAATGACCGCATCTCTTGGTGGTCTTAAGACTGCATATGACTTGTTCTCAAATGAGGATGAAATTGCAGTTGATTATCTGATTATGGGTCCTGGACTCACTAATAAGTTTGAGTCTCAAGCAAAAGCAAATCATTTGATTGCACTTGCAGGACAGAGAAAAGACTGTATGGCAGTTGTTTCTCCACATAGAGCAGATGTTGTAGATGTCACTAATACTGACACTCAAACCAATAACATCATTGAGTTCTTCTCACCACTTTCTTCTTCATCATATGCAGTATTTGACAGTGGTTATAAGTATACTTACGACCGTTTCAACGATAAGTTCCGCTATATTCCTTGCAATGCTGATGTTGCAGGTCTGATGGTTCGCACCTCAATTAATGCTTATCCTTGGTTCTCTCCTGCTGGACAGCAAAGAGGCATTCTGAACAATGCAATCAAACTTGCATATAACCCAAGCAAAGCACAAAGAGACCAACTGTATCCACTGAGAGTTAACTCTATTGTTAATCAACCTGGAACTGGTGTCCTTCTCTTTGGCGATAAGACTGCTCTGGCATATGCATCTGCATTTGATAGAATTAATGTTCGTCGCCTGTTCCTCACTGTTGAGCAAGCACTCGAAAGAGCAGCAGAAGCACAACTGTTTGAGTTAAATGATCAGATTACAAGAGCAAACTTTGTTAATATTGTTGAACCATATCTGCGTGATATTCAAGCAAAACGAGGAGTTTATGGATTCCTTGTTATCTGTGACGAAACAAATAACACCCCTGATGTCATTGATAATAATGAGTTTAGAGCAGACATCTTCCTGAAGCCTGCTAAGTCTATCAACTATGTCACCCTTACCTTCGTTGCTACCAGAACTGGCATTAGCTTTGAAGAAGTTGCAGGTAGAGTTTGATTTTAGATTATAAATTACTAAAGGAGGAAACTAACAATGGCACAAATTCCAACTCGCGGAATCTCAGCTTTTAAATCAAAACTTATCGGGGGTGGCGCACGTCCTAATCTTTTTGAGGTGGACGTGACTTTCCCAACTGCAGTAAACCTTGGAGTTCAAGGTGACGGCACTGGCCAGTTCGATTCTGAAAACTTCAGATTTCTGTGCAAAACTGCAGCACTTCCTGGTTCAAATGTTACTCCTATCGAAGTTCCCTTCAGAGGTCGCACTCTGAAGGTTGCTGGAGATAGAACCATTGAACCATGGTCTGTTACTATCATCAACGATGAAAACTTCTCACACAGAAGAGCATTTGAGGCATGGATTCAAAACATGGCTCAATATGGAGACCACTCTGGTCTGACAAACCCTTCCGATTATATGGGTCAAGCAATTGTCTATCAACTCGGTAGAAGTGAGTCAGTTCAGCAAGGAACCAATACAACGGGTAACGATTCAAGAATTCTTGCCCAATATCGTTTTATTGATATTTTCCCAACTTCGATTTCACCTATCGATCTTTCTTATGATAGTGAGAATGCAATCGAAGAGTTTAGCGTTGACTTCCAAGTTCAGTACTACTTCCCCGAAGCACCTGGAACTGGAGCTTGATAAATAGTTTGAAGAAAAGTTCAGACCTTAAATAATGGCAAAACTCTTTGGTTTCTCAATTGAGGATAATAACCAATTACCACCCTCTGCGGTCTCACCCGTTCCTCCAAATAACGAGGACGGGTCTGACCATTATTTGAGCAGTGGGTTTTTTGGTTCATATGTAGATATTGAAGGTGTGTATCGCACCGAGTTTGATCTTATCAAGAGATATCGTGAGATGGCACTACACCCAGAGTGTGACAGTGCTATTGAAGATATTGTAAATGAAGCTGTAGTATCTGACACCAATGATACTCCTGTTGAAATCGAACTTTCAAATTTAAATGCCAGTGATGGCATCAAAAAGAAAATTAGACAAGAATTTAAGCATATTTTAGATCTTTTAGATTTTGATAAGAAGGCGCACGAAATTTATAGAAATTGGTATATCGACGGTCGTTTATATTACCACAAAATTATTGATTTTAAAAATCCTCATGAAGGTATTCAAGAGTTAAGATATATTGATGCTCTTAAAATTCGTTATATTCGTCAAACAAAAAAACAAAATAAGGATATTCGTCTAGCAAATATTCAGTCGGGAAATCCTCTTGAATATGAATTTCCCGAAATTGAAGAATACTTTGTATATAATCCAAAGTCAACATATCCAGCAAACAATCCCAGTTCGATGACTGGTGGAAACAAAGGCATTAAAATTGCAAGAGATGCGATTACATATTGCACTTCTGGACTTGTAGATAGAAATAAGGGATCAACACTTTCTTATCTTCACAAAGCAATCAAGTCTCTCAACCAGTTGAGAATGATTGAAGATTCTCTGGTTATCTACAGATTGTCACGCGCACCCGAGCGTAGAATTTTCTACATTGATGTTGGCAATCTTCCTAAACAGAAAGCAGAACAATATCTTCGTGATGTTATGATGAGATATCGTAACAAACTTGTTTATGACTCAGCAACTGGCGAGATGCGTGATGATAAAAAGCATATGAGTATGCTTGAAGACTTCTGGTTGCCTCGTAGAGAAGGTGGAAGAGGAACTGAAATTTCCACACTTCCTGGCGGACAAAATCTTGGCGAAATTACTGATATCAAATATTTCCAAGATAAACTTTATCGTTCTTTGAATGTTCCGACTTCTCGTATTGGTGGAGATGGTGGATTTAATCTTGGACGCTCTTCAGAAATTCTAAGAGATGAGGTCAAGTTTAGTAAGTTTGTTGGACGCTTGAGAAAAAGATTCTCAAATATGTTTAATGATATGCTCAAAACTCAACTCATTCTTAAGAATATTATTACTCCAGAAGATTGGGAGAAGATGAGTGAGCACATTCAATATGATTTCCTTTATGACAATCATTTTGCAGAACTCAAGGAAGCAGAACTTTTGAATGAAAGATTGGGTATGGTTCAACAAGCAGAACCATATGTAGGCAAGTACTTTTCCCAAGATTATCTTCGCCGCAAAGTTCTTCGTCAAACTGACCAAGAAATTGTTGAGCAGGATACTCTTATTAAGAAGGAGATTGAATCTGGTATTATTCCCGATCCAACTCAAATGCAGATTGACCCAGCAACTGAGCAACCAATTGGGGCAGGTGGCATGGATTTAGGTCAACCAGTTATGGAACCTGAAATTAATGCATCATCAGTTGAACCACCATCTGGTGGAGAGATTTAATAAATAGATTTAAGTTATTGATTTAAAACTAATGGATGAATTAATGGACATGATTATTTCTGATGAGAGTCCGTCAAATGTGACTGATAAAATTAAAGATATCCTTTTTGCAAAATCTGCAGAAAGAATCGATATGATTAGACCCGTTGTTGCTTCAAATATGTTTGCCTCGGGAGACGAAGTTTCTTCTGGTGATGAAGAATAATAAATAACTAATAAAGTATTTTAATAATACAATGACAAGAACATTATTATCAGGAGAAGGGTCTGAAGTTGCATTGAATATTGCTACTACAGTAAGTAACGCAACTGTAGTTAGAGTTATTAACCTTTCTGGAGGTGACGCTACTGTTAGTGTTGCCAAAAGTACAACTACTGGGTATGCAAGCACTGCTACAGTGACTCTTCCTGATAATCACATTGAGTTTTTTGAGAAGGGTCCAAATGATATTATTTCTGCATCTGCAGCAACAGTTAAAGGATTCAAAGTAGGTTTCACCGCATAAAAAAATGAAATTAATCAGAGAAGAAATCGAAAAGGTAGAAGTTATTACCGAAGAGAAAAACGGTAAAAAGACTCTTTTCATTCAAGGACCTTTTCTTCAGACAGAGCAAAAAAACCGTAATGGTAGAGTTTATCGTCGTTCTGTAATGGAGCGTGAAGTTAAAAGATATTCAGATTGTTATGTTGATAAAGGTCGTGCTCTTGGAGAGTTGGGTCATCCAGATGGACCAACTGTAAATCTTGATAGAGTTTCTCATAAAATTGTTTCTTTAACACAAGAAGGAAATAATTTTATTGGCAAGGCACAGATTCTTTCTACTCCAATGGGTAAGATTGCAGAATCACTTTTAAAAGAAGGTGTGACCTTGGGCGTTTCTTCTCGCGGTATTGGTTCAGTATCAAGACATCGTGATGGATATATGGAAGTTGGTGAAGATTTTATGTTAGCAACTGCTGCTGATATTGTAGCGGATCCTTCTGCACCTGATGCTTTTGTTCAAGGAATTATGGAAGGTAAAGAGTGGGTCTGGGAAGGTGGCATTCTTCGTGAAAGATTTGCAGAGAATGCATACAAAAAAATCAACACACTTGTTGATCAAAAAGCACTCGATGAGCATAAGTTAAACTTATTCAACGAGTTTCTTTCAAATTTATAATTTGATAAATAAATATAGATTAATACAGAGGTTAACACGGAGAGTTACAAATGTCGCGTGACAACAACTTACAAGAAATGGAAGCAGGCACTAAGCAATCCAAAACTGCTGTCAATGCTGGTGCAAAACCAGCAGAAGCAATGGATACTTCAGTAGCAGGATCCTACGAAGATCTTGGCGGTCCTACTCCAGACAACTATAGAGTAGATGATGATTCTGCAAAACTTAAAACACCTGGTGGCAGCCTTAAGCAAGTTAAGGATGTTGTCAACAAAGGTGCAAAGCCTGCAGAGTCTATGAAAGAAGAAGAAGAAATTACCGACGAAGTTGTTTCTGAAGAAGAGACAACTGAAGAGGAAATCGTTTCTGAAGAAGAGACCGTTGAAGAGGAAGTTGTTTCTGAAGAAGAGACAACTGAAGAGGAAGTCGTAGCAGAGTATGATATCGAAGAAGATGTCAATGCTCTTCTTGGTGGTGAAGATCTCTCCGAAGATTTCAAAGAAAAAGCAAAAACTATTTTTGAAGCAGCAATTTGTTCTAAGGTTTCCGAAGTTAAGGAAGCACTGGAAGTACAATATGAAGAAAGACTTGCAGAAAGCATTGCAGAAATTTCTGCAGAACTTCAGGAAAGAGTTGATTCTTACCTGGAGTATGTAGCAGATGAGTGGGTCAATGAAAATGAACTCGCCATCGAACAAGGTCTTAAGACCGAAATGACCGAATCATTCCTTTCTGGAATGAGAGGACTTTTTGAAGAGCATTATGTATCAATCCCTGAAGAAAAATATGATGTACTTGAGAGCATGGTAGAAAAACTTGATGATATGGAGACAAAACTCAACGAGCAGATTGAAAAGAATATCTTCCTGAACAGGCGTCTCGCAGAGTCGGTTGCTGATGGAGTCTTGGATCAAGTCTCTGAGGGTCTTGCACAGACCCAAAAAGAGAAACTCGCTTCACTTGCCGAAAGTGTTGAGTTTGAAAGTGAGGCACAATATCGTGAAAAGCTGGAGACCTTGAAGGAGTCATATTTTGCCTCCAAGAAAGAGTCTACTGCTGCTAAAACTGAGACCCTTTCTGAGGGTGTGGACAATGGAGGATCTGGGTCTTACTCACCTTCAATGCACGCATATCTCAAAACTATGGGTTCAATTAGCAAATAATTGAATTTAATATAATTCAAACCCAAAACACAGTAAATTTTTAATAGGTAAACGCAAATGTTTCAATCCGAGCATCTGCAGGAAAAGTGGG